TACACAATAATCAAATATTTAAGGAAATTTTAATATGGGTCTCGGAACCGCACACGTAACAAAAACCACGGCACAAACATTCGTACCAGCAATTTGGTCGGATGAAATTGTAGCCTCTTACCAAAAGAACTTGGTAGCAGCAAACCTCATTAAGAAAATGAGCTTCAAGGGTAAGAAAGGCGATACCGTCAATATCCCTGCTCCTACTCGTGGCTCTGCTTCTTTGAAAGCAGCTTCTACACAAGTAAACCTTATTGCCGCAACAGAGGGCAATGTTCAGGTGCTTATCAACAAGCATTACGAATATTCCCGCCTCATTGAGGACATTGTAGAAGTACAAGCCTTGAACTCTTTGCGTCAGTTCTATACCTCGGACGCAGGTTATGCACTCGCTAAACAGGTGGACACAGATGTGTTGGCCTTGGGTCGTGACGCTAACAGCGGCGGCGGTACTCTTGCCTATTCAGGTGCTTTCTCTGGCGCAGACGGTACTACTGCCTATGTTGCTGGTGCAAACACTGGTTTAGGTGCTCTCACTGATGCTGCTATTCGTCGTAGCATTCAGCGTTTGGATGACAACGATGTCCCTATGGACTCTCGTTTCCTCATCATTCCTCCTTCCACCCGTAACACCATGATGGGTATTGCTCGCTTCACTGAGCAAGCATTCGTTGGTGAACAAGGCTCTGGTAACACCATCCGCAACGGTGAAATCGGTAATGTCTATGGTATCCCTGTGTTCGTTACATCGAATGCAGAGACCACCTCTGGCAGCACTGCTTGCCGTATTGCCTTGATGGGTCATAAGGACGCTGGTGTGTTGGTCGAGCAAATGGGTGTTCGTTCACAAACTCAATACAAGCAGGAATATCTTGCTACTCTGTACACGGCTGACACCTTGTACGGTACTAAAGAGTTGCGTGACTTCAGCCTCGTAGCTTTGGCCGTACCAGCCTGATAGAACGAAAGAGGGAGAGTCTCAAAAGGACTCTCTCCTTTTTAGAGGGCTTTATGTAGAGCTTTCCATAAAGGAGAAACCAATGAAATTTAAATGTAAACACACAGGACAGGTATACGAGTTCTTGGTAGAACACGACATCAAAGAGATGCTTAAGCACTCTGAATATTCTGCTCTGCCAGAAGCTGTAGAAGCTCCTGTAGAAGCCAAGCCAAAGAAACAAGCTAAGGAAGCGTAATGTTTTGTGACTTCCCCAAGCACAAGCACGTCAAGAGCACTATATATCGGGGCGTAGGAGGAGGAGGAGATGCAACCTCTGATGTTGAGCTTAATGCCCTTATTACGCTGTCTACAACGGCTACAGATGCTGCTATAGCTGCCCAAGCTGCTCAAAGCGCAGCTACAACACAAGCAGGGATTGCTACAACACAGGCAGGGAATGCCAGTGCTTCTGCAAGCACAGCTGCTGCTTCTGCTGCTTTGGCTCAAGCATTGGCAGGAACAGCTCCCTCACAGACAGGCAATGCAGGTAAATATTTAACTACGGATGGCACAGCTACATCATGGGGCGTTGTAACAAGCAACCCCGGTACAGTGACTTCAGTGGCTGCTACAGTGCCTTCATTCTTATCTGTGGCAGGAAGCCCCATTACAAGCTCAGGAACCTTGGCTATTTCCTTGTCGGGAACAGCTTTGCCTGTGACCAACGGAGGAACAGGAGCTACGACAGCTACAACAGCTTTTAACGCTCTTGCTCCTTCTCAAGCAGCTAACTCCGGTAAATATCTAACTACTAACGGAACAGACACCTCTTGGGTAGCTGTTGCTTCTCCTGTTGTGCCCGACAAGATTCAGTCAATTATAGCAACAACAGCATTAACAGCTCTCACTATAACAATAGAACCAACTGTTTTAGACTTTCGTTCCACAACTCTCGGAAGTGGGACAATATCAACTGTAACTCTAACTTCAGCAGCCACTTTGGTTGTTCCTACGCTTGCAACGCTTGGCACGGTATCAGCGGTTCAATCTCGCTTGGTTGTCTTGGCTATCAATAACGCAGGAACAATCGAAGCAGCGGTGGTCAATATTGCAGGTGGACGGGATTTAAGTGAAACAGGTTTAATCAGCACCACGGCAATAAGCGGCTCTGCGACTGCAAACAATGTAATCTATTCAACAACAGCACGAACCTCAGTGGCCTATCGAGTGGTTGGGTATGTTGAATCAACACAGGCCACAGCGGGAACTTGGGCTACTGCGCCTTCTACTGTTCAAGGTTGTGGTGGGCAAGCATTGGCTGCAATGTCCTCCTTGGGGTATGGGCAGACTTGGCAGAGTGTTACTAGGGGTGTTGGCGTGACCTACTACAACACAACAGGTAGACCGATTTATGTCAGTGCTTGGGACACACCCGGTGGAAATTTAACTGGGTACGGAACCGCACAAATAACTGTAAACGGTTTGTTGGTGGCGTATTGCAGACAGTATTTCGCCACAGAAATCAACGCACTTCGTGTTTCTGCAATCGTACCTCCCGGCGCAAGCTACGTTATTACGTTCGGCGGTACTTACAACGCACAAACTGTTGCAGAACTTCGTTAAGGATAAACAATGTCTCACTACAAATCCCCCGACAACTCCCTGCACTTCCTTGATGACGGTTCATTTGTCCATCTACTTCCCGAAGGTAGTGTGCCAATCACAGATGAAGAAGCTGAAGCACTACGCCCAAAGCCTCCCTTACTTACTTACGCCGACCTTCGCGCAGCCGCATATCCAAGCATCCAAGACCAACTAGACACCATTTTCCACCGTGGGTTAGACGCTTGGAAGGCTGAGATTCAAGTGGTTAAAGACACATTCTCTAAGACTATTTAAAGGAAACATATGAAAGCAATGCCTATTCGTGGTCAACGCACCGCTACAAACAAGAAACGTAAGAAACCAACCCCAATGCCTACGCCCAAGAAAGGCTACTAATGGCTCTCCCCTCATATTTAGACCTAGTAAATGAGGTGCTTATTCGTCTCCGTGAGCCAGAAGTGACCACGGTGAATGAGCACGTCTTGTCACGCCTTGTCGGGAAGTTTGTCAATGACGCTAAACGACAAGTGGAAGACAGCTATGATTGGAATGCTCTTACAACAACACTTACAGCCAACACCACGGCTGATGTGTTCAATTATGTCCTTGTAGGCACAGGTGCTCGGTTTAAAACTATTGAGGTGTATAACAATACCAATCGGTATCACCTGAGCAGTATGGACAGCGTTAGCATGACTCAGAGCTTCTTAGGAAGCGCAAACCCACAGAAGGGACAGCCATACTACTACAACTACAACGGCATTGACAGCAACGGGGACACACAAGTAGACATCTTCCCTATTCCTGATGGTGTCTATCAACTGTTCTTTAACATCTACCAACCACAAGATTCTTTAGTAGCAGACAGCAACACAATGAAGGTTCCTAAAGAGCCTGTTGTTTTGTTAGCCCTTGCTCGTGGCTTGGTTGAACGAGGTGAAGATGGAGGCTTGGCAAGCAGCGAGGCTTATTCCATGTACAAGAGCGCATTGTCAGACTACATTGCCATTGAGCAAAGCCGTTACCCTGAGCTTGATAGCTGGAGCTGGACATAGATGACACAAAACATACAAACCTTCTCTGTAACAGCTCCCGGCTTCTTTGGTCTAAACACACAAGACAGCTCTTTAGACCTAGAGCAGGGATGGTCTCTGGTAGCTAATAACGCTGTCATTGACAAGTTTGGTCGTATAGGCGCACGTAAGGGCTGGCTTCCACAGAACACAGCTTCTGGGCCTCTAGGCTCTGCTGCTATTCGCACTATAGCAGAACACGTAGATGATGCAGGTAATGTCTACACAATGGTGGCAGGTAACAACAAGGTGTTTAAGCTAACAGGCGGGGCATTGGTTGAAATTACCTACGGGGGAGGCGGAACAGCTCCAACCATTACAGGAGACAATTGGAGCGTGTGTAACCTAGGAGGAGCTGCTTATGCCTTCCAAAGGGGACATGACCCCTTAGTCTTTGATTCTTCTCTTTCCCCTACCACCTACAGAAGGATTAGTGAATATCCGGGCTATAACGGCACGGTGCAACAAGCCAACTTTGGTATGAGTGCTTGGGGACGTGTATGGAATGTAGACACAACTACCGACAAGAGCCTCATCCAATGGAGTGATGTCACCCACCCAGAGAAATATGCCACAGGTAGCGCAGGAACATTAGATGTTACAACTGTTTGGCCTAACGGAAATGACACCATTACAGCTCTAGCGGCCCACAATGGCTATTTGTTCATCTTTGGTACTCAGAACATATTGGTCTATTCAGGAGCCACCAGCCCCTCGACAATGGTGCTCTCAGACACAATTACAGGCATTGGTTGCATTGCTAGAGATAGTGTACAGAACACAGGCAGTGATGTCATCTTCTTGTCTAAGACAGGGGTACGTTCAGTGCTCCGAACCATACAGGAAAAGAGTGCTCCATTTAGAGACCTCAGTAAGAATGTACGGGATGACTTGATGCGTACCTTAGATGGTACAGACCTGAGCCTTGTAAAGAGCGTTTACAGCCCGTTAGAAGCCTTCTACCTGTTGACAGTGCCCATCACCAATCAGGTCTATTGCTTCGACACCAAACAGCCATTGCAGGACGGAAGTGCTCGTATAACCACATGGGACAGCATTACACCAACCTGCTTCTGCTCCTTACGGGATGGTAGTCTTTTAATTGGTAAGGCTGGTTTTGTCGGGAAGTATACAGGCTATTTTGATGACACAACTAAGTACAGGTTTCAATACTTCACCAACCATGCTGACTTAGGGCAACCAAGCATAACAACAGTGCTGAAGAAACTAAGCATTGTTGTCATTGGAGGTAGTCTTCAATACGTCACTATCAAATGGGGCTACGACTTTAGTAGCAACTATCAGGCTCAGAACGTACAGATTCCTGCTCAAGGAGAAAGTTTCTACGGGGTGTCTGAATATGGTATAGCTAAATACTCAGATGGTGTTGCTTTACAAACTTTAGTGGCTTACCCCACAAGCAGCGGCAAGATTGTTCAGACAGGGTATGAGAGCGACATTCAAGGCTTCCCTTTGAGCATACAGAAATTAGAGATACAGGCCAAGAACGGCAAAATTGTTTAAGGAAACAAATGACAAATTATGTAAAAAGTACGGCCTTTACAGCTAAGGACACGCTCCCTAGTGGTAATGCTCTTAAAATTGTAAAGGGAGCAGAGCTTGACACTGAGTTTAATAACTTAGCCACCTCCTCAGCTACCAAGGCAGACTTGTTGTCTCCTGCTTTCACAGGCACACCAACAGCACCCACTGCTGGTGTAGGAACAAGCACTACACAACTAGCCACCACAGCCTTTGTTGTCGCTAACACCTCTCCAACAGGCACTATCAATATGTGGCCTACAGCAACAGCCCCTACAGGCTTCTTGTTGTGTAACGGAGCTACAGCCAACCGTATTACTTATGCAGCTCTGTTTGCTGTCATTGGTACGGTGTATGGGGCTGGTGACGGAAGCACAACCTTCAACCTTCCAAACTTTAACAACCGAAGCCCCATTGGTGCTGGTGGTTTGTATACAGCAGCGCAGCAGCTAGGTTCTAAAGATGCTGTTGTTGTCTCTCATAGCCACACAATTACAGACCCCGGACACTTTCACAATTACGATTATGTAAGTTTTCCTGTCCAAGCAAACCAATGGGTGGGCTATGCCACAGACCCCGGCCCAAGTTATACATCAACACCAACAACAACTAAAACTACGGGTATTACAGGTACAAACTCTTTTGGTGTCTCAGGTACAGATGCAAACCTACAGCCTTCTCTCGGCATCTTCTTCATCATTAAAACTTAAGCGCAAGGACATATAAATGTTACCATTACTTTTAGGAGCAGGTGCTAGTCTTCTTGGCGGCTTTATGCAAGGGGAAAGCAACAAGAGCGCAGCTAACACACAAGCCAACGCACAGCTAGAGAGTGCTCGTATAGCAGCAGATGCTCAACGCTTTCGACCTGTAGGGGTTACAACAGCCTTTGGTAAGAGCAACTTCGGTACAGATGCTCAGGGCAACCTAACCTCAGCGGGTTACACCCTCAGCCCTGAACTAGCAGCACAGCGAGATGCTTTCTTAGCACAAGCAGGTGGCTCTGGCATGAACATGATTCAGCAGGGACAACAGGCTGGTCAAGGGCTGTTCAACCTAGGACAGGGCTATTTAGCCACATCGCCTGAGCAAGCAGCTCAAAGCTGGATGCAGAAGCAACAACAGCTCCTAGCTCCTAGCAACGACATGGCCTATGCCCGTATGCAGCAGAACCTACAGAACACAGGCAGGGGTGGTCTCTCCATTGCTCAGGGAGGCTCTCTAGGAGCAGCAAACCCCGAAGCACAAGCCTATTACAACGCCTTAGCACAACAGAATGCTGGTCTTGCAACACAGGCACAGGCAGAAGGCAGAGCACAAACCTCCTTCGGACAAGGGCTGTTAGGAGGAGGCATAGACCTCACCTCTAAAGCCTATGACCCCTATAAAACAGCATTTGGCTTAGGACAGAGCTTAGAGACAGCAGGTCAAGGGGCTTTAACTCTTGGTAGTGAGCTTGGTGGGAGGTCTGCTACGGCAGGAGCTAATGTAGGTAACACCCTGTATCAAGGAGGCTCGGCAGCAGCAAACACAATGGGAGTAGCCAATCGGCAAAACCCTTGGGCAGATGCCATTGGTGGTGCTTTAGGTAATCAACAGCTAATGTCTGGTGTTGCTAATATGTTCAATAGACCCACAGGCTT